TACGTTATGCATACAGTAGTATACAGTGCCTAATATTCAAAGGTTTGGAGGGGGGATGAAGAATACAGTGTATACTATACAGTAGAGAAAGGAGGGATGAGAGCTTGTCTCGAATCCCTCCCGTCGGGGGTTGGGTCCACCCTTCCCTTCCCCCTTATACGGTCCCCCATAAACTTAATATTCTTCAAATCCAAGTGTGGGTCTGGCCTTTGGACAATCCTCTAGCTTTACGTTTTTGGTCTAAATTCATACCTAAAACTAGGTGGTTTGTCTCTGCTTGAGGGTCGGTTAAAAACGCCTCTAACATGTCGTTCCACTCGTCTCTTTTCCGCTCTTTGATTACCTCTTGAGCGGAGATAGACATAGCATCTGTGAAGTACTGTACTCCTTGTGCTAGTGCGTCTAATCTGTCATCGTGTCGTACAGCACCACGCTCCCGACACATACGGCTCATCTGATAGAAGAGCATATAGAGGAGACGTTTCTCTGGAGCCTCGTCTTTATTTGATGCGTAGTCCCATTCGACCACAGAACGATTAACAATAAGCCTATGTTGATTAAGGACAGGCTCAAGGGCATCAATAATACGGTCTTCTTTGCGGACATTAGCACGTACCTCTTCTACGTCAATAGCTTGTTGTGTCTGGATAATATGTTTTTTAAACAGTTCTGCAACGAGACCATCACCAAAGTTAGTCTCCACAACTAGTTTAGTTACTCCTAACTTTTTACACCCTCTTAGAATGTCCAGAAGCGTATTGTCTGAGTATCCGTCTCGATAAGCTCGCATTTCGTGCAAGTACAAATAACCGTTTCGTTGGGAGATATAAGCTGCTGTCGTTTCATCAGCGCCACGACCCGATGGGTCAACTGAGCAGATTGTTTCGGCGTAAGGACCCCACTCTCCCTGGAGCTGCATTGGAGAGTAGAAATAGTCTCCAGGTAACCCGACAGTTGGGAGGTCTTTGATGACGTTTTGAGGATCTGAGCACCAGATGACGCTATCAGGAGCGGACTCAGGATTAACACTGGTGACGACAAGATCAGCCATCTTGAGTGGGAACTTTTCAGCATCACTGAGGCTTGTGTCAAGCATGAACTGCAACATGAAGTTGCTGCGTCCCATAGACGCTTCACGTTCGATAAGGTCTTCATGGTCAAATCTATCCGGGTCAGTTACGCTCCACGGATCGGCACCTTGGTCGATGTCTTCCTGGAGCTGGGGAGCAATGAGTCCTTCGTAGCTTGATAGCTTACGAGGTACACGAGCAGGCCATACAAAGGGGCGGTAGTTACGTTCTGCAAGTTTACGGTAGATAGTAAAAACGGTTTGTGGCGTACCAAGGTACATAATCCTACTATCCTCTTTTGGTGTAAGAATAGATTCTGCCTCAGTACAAAGTTGTAGAAGTTTCTCCCTCATCAGCTCAGTCATGCTGTTTCCGGGAACCTCAATGTCGTCCAGAATCATTAGATCAGCACGGCTACCCGTGAGCTGACCAGTGATACCTACAGACTTAACTGACGGTGCCTGGTGAGGCGGACATTTGATGTCGAAGGAGATACGAGACCACCGAGCTGAGTCATCAGCAGGTTGCATATGATTCAGCCAGGGAGTCTCGATGATAAGTTTCTGAAGAAAGATAGACATGTTATCAGCTCTCTCCTTAGAGGCGGAGATAATCATGATCTTCTTTTCGTTGTCTTTAAAGAGAGTCCAAAGGACAAAAGCGCCAGTAATCCAAGATTTACCAACTCCTCGGAAAGCCTGGATCTGTAGACGCTTAGGACCGTACTGTAAGTAATCAGCAATAGCATACTGAGCACGAGTAGGGGATGGTAGGTCTAGCTGAGCCCACAGGGCTTGTAAGAACAATTTAAAATCATCTCTTAACAAGTCCAATGTAGTCATAGTCATTGTCTCTCCAAGTAGCTGGTCCCTCAGGGACGTTGGGTAAATATTGTTTAACTGTAAATCCAGTTCGTTCCTGGACAAACAGTGGGTGGTGTACTAACGATTCGTATTGCACATCAAACCATTGATCTTTCCGTAGCGTCCGCTTTAGTAAATCAATATATTCGTAGCAGTGCTTAACGTAATGTGGGTAGAAATCAGGATCTTCATACCAGTCAGCATACCATTCGACACGCTCCATACTGGCTACAATGTCTCCAGGTGCGCGATACATAAAAGCAAACCTAACATTAGGTATCATGTAAGATGCTTCTAATACTTGGTGTAAAAGAAAAGGAGCCTGAACTACTGCCTTATCCGGTAAAGGAAGACAGTAGTCAAGCTCATCAACGTACACACCGCCAGTTTGTTCAGCAATAATACGGGCAGCTATAGTAGTGCCAGATCGTTGCGGTCCTGTAACGATGATAGGGTGGGTCATTTCATATTCCGTACTTCTTTAAGGAGAGCGTCAAGAGGTTCCCAAACTTCAGCCGTTTCGACCAAATATTTGGCATCATCATTAAGCCACGCTTTCCACAAAGCTTTTAATGAGGTAGGATCTTTGGCTTCTTTCATAGCAGCCATCAATTCTTTTTTACCTAGCTCCATTCTGCCAAACATACCACTACCCATAGCACGCATTTCAGTGTGCAAAGTAGTGTGTGGTCTATCTGCGATGGCTAGAATGTTTGACCTAGCGTCACCAGGGCGTACTCCAGCTTTAGTAGCTTCATCAGCCATGTCAGCCAAGTCGTCTGGACCAGCAACTCCTTTACTGATAAACTGATCCATTCTATCAAAGAATGCAGCAGACATACCTTTAGGAAGTTTGTGGTGTAGATGCAGTGTGTCAGTAGTTTGTCGCTTAAGTTGCTCAGAAGTAACTATTTCTTTTGCAGCAGTTAAATTAGGAGGATAAGCTTTAGGATCTTCTGGAGTAAATGGTAAAACGTTAGATTGTGCGCTAGAAAGTTTAGCTTCAGTTTTACCAATTCTAGAAGTTTTACCAATAGCTCTATATTCAGTAATTTTACTGGATAGTTTTTCTACCTCACGGCTACGGCTAACAAACTGTTTACCAAATGATGCTGATCCTTTAGCAAAACTAATCCCTTCTCCAGGTCCAGGTAACACTGCTCCAACTAATAAAGCTGCTGCACCAGACACAGGAGCAGGCACGTTAATACCAAACATTTGTCCAGCACGTTCTACTCCAGTTGCAGCTAAGTTCATTAACTGAGCTTCAGTTTTAGCTTGAGTTTCTGCTAAACCTAGTGTAGATTGCACACCGCTTACAACAGGACTAGCAACAGTTGGTGCTTTTGGTTTTAAAGGAGCTTGGGCTTCTGTTTTAATGTCCTGGCGAAGCTGACCCAAAAACCCCGGAACCATGCGGACAGCACCGCCAACAAAATTAACAGCTTTAGATCCTAAATTTTGTAGTGCACGAAATTGTTCACCTATACTGATTGGTGCGTTGTAGTCCGGCATAAAACCGGGATCGTCTTCAAACATTACTTAATATGCGATAAAATAAGTTGTTCTCTAGGCGTAGTGCCAAAAGTCTGCCTCATCCACGTGAGCCAGTTATTCGTTCCTTTGTTCTGATTACATTTCCTGCAGGATGGAACCAAATTTCGCGTGATCGTTTGTCCTCCATAAAAACGAGGTACAACATGATCAAGAGTAAGTTCGTGTAATTCATAAGTTTCTCCACAATAGACACATTGACAGTTGAAGTGTTCCTTAATGGCACGTCGCCATAGCCGTTTCGCTTCAGGGCTAGTCATGGTTATTAGATTTTGCAGGTAGTGATCAGGACTGGGGAGCAGCGGGGTCATGCTTTCTTGCCTTTACGGGCTCTATTTTTAGATGCAATTTCAAGGGTTGTAGATCCATCCTTTTTGTGGGATACATCTTTACCATCTCCATTGCCATAGGTGCCACGTTTTCGGTTCTCTTTGTTAAGAGCTGTACGCTTACTAATCTGTAAGGCACTGCTATCATACTTTTTCTGGTATGATTTGTAGTTACCGTTAGCAAATTTTGGACCGCTGTATCTAGACTTTCGGGCCATACAATCTCCGCTGTACTAGTTCTGGATCAATAGTAGGCAAGACACTTGCCAGTTTGTCTAGTTGGTTACCCTCAAGGGCAACACCACTAATGTCGTTTTTGGCGAGCCAGTCACACGCAGCTTTGAGGTCTTGCGTAGAGGCTTCACCAGATTTGATGCGATTGAGAAACTCAGTAGTAACAAGATTGTGTAGCTCGTTAAACTGGTCTTCAGTTGCTTTCTTCTTTGCCATCTTCTTTAACGGCTTTCTTTTTACTTACTTTTTTAGGAGCTTCCGGTGCTACGATTTCGTAACGCTGTTCACCGGGTTCGTGGACCATACGCGACTCAGCCTTTTCAGCTTGAGCCAAAGTGTCAAAAGAACTCAGCACCTTACCGGTAAAGGTATCAACAATTTTGTAGGACATTATTCGTTAATAAGGGATACAATTGGTACGATGTCATGACACAGCACCTCTACACGAGATCCAGGACGGAAAGTAAATCCAGCCTTCATGATCTCCGTACACTTCAGAGCACGTACAAGCTCGTAATCCAGCCGTAGCTTTTCTTCGTGACGTTTAGCAATAGCTTTACACTGCTCAATCATTCCACCATCCAAAGGAATGGAGAAGTTGAGTTGTGCACCGTAGTTATTATTACGTGTGTAGCCTTGAGGCAACGTATCGTTCCCCATGTAAAACGGGGAGAACGTCATAGTTGTACCGTTACAAGAATTACCCCCAGTAAACTGTTGTCTACTAGGGGCTCCATTGTTCTGGAATTGCACGGCTTGGTTGGTCACATTGCCAGTTGCGGCTGCGATGGGCGATGCATTGTTACTAACTGTTGGTTCTTCTGCTTTAACTGGAGTTATTGCGAGAAGACAGAAAGCGAGGTAACCGTAGCAGACGTGTTGATAGTACGAGTAATATCGGTTGTCTCTACGATCCCTGCTGCGCGGGTTACAGTCTCCAGTTGAAACTGTTCTCCGGCGGTAGTTACCGACCAAGTAGTCGAAGAATCGGTGATGTCCCCGCTCGGGGTTACGTTTGTTCCAGACCATGATGAGTATGCACCACCGTAAACCTCAGTTGCAATGGTCTCAGTGATGGTTTGTGTGGTGGTAGTAGTGGATTGCATTGACCCCTGGGTAAACTGTGGGGTAACAGTTTGAGCTGCTGCAGGAGAAGCCAACAACAGCAGTAGAAGTAATTTCTTCATTTAGGTGGCTCCGAAGTTTTCTTGGTGTCCATTCGACTAATCCCATACGATGCCAGCGTGCCAGACAGCAGCGAAGCAACGAACGTGGGATCCATCTTTTGCAGCATTCCCATGTAGGAAGCTGTCAGTACACCAGCACTCCACACGAGCACAAGTGCCTTAACGATTTCGCTAAAGAACTCATTCAGGAAGCTCTTCGTTTTGTGCATCTTTCTTTTTCTTAGTTAGCAGTTTCTTGATAGCTGGTTTCAAGACGCTAACTGTCTTCTTAAAGACTGCAG